CGGCGTCCGCAGCACCGGCTTGCGCAGGTGCTCAGCGCTCCAGCCCACCGCATAGTCCGGCACCGCCACCTCGACCGTGAACCACTTGTGCCCGCAGTCCAGGCAGATCCGCTTGCGCATCACCTGGTCGTCCAGCTTGTTGTTGGTGATCGGCGCTCGGATGGCACCGCTACAGCACTTGGGGCATCGCATGGGCATCATGGGGCAGTCCGCCCCAGACAGATGAACTTCGGAAAATGGATGGCGGTGGAGATACCGCCAGAGAAGCAGTTCCTGATCGAGAAGCAATGCCGGGACATCCAGCGGCACCCTGACATCGGTCCGCTGGCCGCCAAGCTCCTCAAGCAGTGCTACCAGCAGCAGGAGATGCTCCAGGCAGCGGTCAATGAGATCGCACGCCTGGAGCTGGAGCTGATGTGATCAGAACAAGTCTGCGTCGGTAATCTCGCTCACCGCACCGCCAGTGGCCTGCGCCAAGCTCTGGGCAGCCTGACCAACGGCAGCAGGTGGCACCCAGTCGCGGGGCGGCTGTGCCACGGCGCTGACATACGCCAGCCCTTTGCTGCTGGTCTTCTTCCAGCCGCTGATCGGCACCTGCACGCTGCCGTACTGGTCCGGCGTCTGGCTCATCACAAAGGCGCAGAACGCATCAAGGTCCTCGACCTTCACGTTCATCATCCCGGTGAAGTCCAGCTTGCTGTCAGGCTTGGTGCTCTTGAAGATGGACAGGTTCAGCTTGAAGCTCATGGTCTCGGTTGATTGGGTGGATTGTTGGGCATCCCGCGCAGGTTCCGAAGCTCATACGCCTCGACCTCCGCGACGGGATACAAGACGCGGCCGCCGATCTTCACAAACCGAGGACCACGGTTCTGGCTGCGCCAGTTGTCGAGCGTGCTCAGCGTGACGACACCGCGCCAACGCTCTGCCAGCTCACGCGGCTGGAGATAACCAGCCTCAGAAGATTTCGTCATCAAGCACTACCTCCTCCACTGCTTCTGGTTTGGCCGGTTGAGCAGCCGGCTTCTGCTTCGTGATCTTCTCGTTCAGGTCCTGCACGGTCGCGGCCGGTGCCTCGCTAATGGTCACCGGCTCCACGTCCAGCACCTCCTCCTGCGTCTGGATGCCGACCAGCAGCTCGGGGATGTAGAGCCGCCCCCAGAAGGCTGCGGCGCGATACCGGACCATCAGCTCGGGCATCGTCTGCCACTTGCTGCCGGCCTTGGTCGCCCACTGCTCCTTCTTCGCCATCGCCATGCTCACGGTCGGACCCTTCAGGTCCTTCCCGCTCGCCAGCTCCGTCGCCTCGCAGTAGCAGGCCAGGCTGTCACCGCTGCCGCTGATCTCGTACCGAAGCGGGCTGAAGCGCCCGCAGCCGTTAATCAGGCCGATGATGAACTGGCTGCTCCAGCTGGGGCGCCCGTGGATGATGTGCAGGTTCTGCATCACCTGGAACGGGCTCATCCGCATCCGGTTGGCGATCTCCAGCGCCACCAGGCAGTTGGCAAACCCGTTCTGCCCCTGAAACTGCGGCGGGATCAGCGTACTGCTGGCCAGTGCTTTGGCGATCCGCTGGGCATCCTCAAACGCTTGGATGCCGCTGAACACCGAGCCGCTCTGGCTGGTGGTCGTGAGTGCTGTGCTCTCTGTCATGTCAGAAGGTCTCGATCTCGGTGATGGTGGGCATGGACCCATCAGGGCGCGGCCGCATCCATGGCGGCAGGCTGATGGTCTCGATCTGGTCGCTGTACCCCGGCCACGCATCAGCGGCCTTGCAGACCGCCAAGGTGTCGAGGTCCAGCCGCGCCTGCTTGGCACCGGCGGCGATCATCTCCGCATCGGCGGCATAGACAGCCACCGCATAAGGGGGCTTCTTCTCCACCACGATGAAGATGAACTGATCCGGCCGGGTGCCACCAGCGCGCTCAATGCCGTCGAGGTACCAGCTGCTCTGGACGTGGTAGCGCCAAGCGGCCACGGACTTCTGGAACCCCTTCGGGCTGGCATCCTCCGTGGTCTTCAAGTCCACGATCAGCCGGTGGTCGTCAGTCAGCCAGTCCGGCCGGCACTTGCACTCCAGCCCGCTGGCTTCATCGGTCCACATCCATGTGGTCTCAGCCTTGCCCGGCAGCCCCAGCAGCATCGCTGCCGCCGGGTGCTCAAACACCGAGCGCGCCATCCGCATCACGGTGTCGGCGTCGGCCTTGCTGATCACCGTGCGGCCGGTAGCGGCCACACTGAACGCTTCCCACTCGGCCTTGCCTTGCTTGGTGCGCCGGTCGATGCCTTCCGGTGCCATCACATAGCGGGCGTCCCACTGGTCCAGCTCCAGCACATGGGTGTGCAGGGCGGTGCCCATCAGCATGGCTGGCGTGGGCTCTGGCTCAACCCGGTTGGGGTCGAGGTACCGCGCCCAGTAGTGCTTCGGGCTGCGTGCCACCAGGTCGAGGTGGCTTTTGCTCACCGCGCTGTGGCGGTGGTAGTCGGCGTTTTCCAATCCCTCCCATTCATCAGGGCTCTCAGAGCTTACCATCAGTTCCTCCCTCGTCACGCTCCTTCCCGCTAAACCACTGAAATCATTTGGCTTTCCGGGCTTCGACTCGGATACCACTAAGCCAGTCGCGGGTCTAGTCCTATGGGTCTCATCCTTCGTCACTATCAGCAGCAGGCCATCTCGGACCTTCGCGGCGCCTACCGCGACGGGGCACGCGCGCCCCTGCTCGTCATGCCGACCGGGGCTGGCAAGACTTGCGTGATGGCCGAGATCATGCGCTCGCTCGCAGCCCGTGGCCGCAGCGCCCTGGTGCTCGTCCATCGCCGTGAGCTGATCGCCCAGACCAGCCACAAGCTCGAGCTGGCAGGCGTCGATCACGGCATCATCGCGGCCGGCACACAGCCGAGCGCTGCGCCCATACAAGTCGCATCAGTGCAGACGCTCGTGCGGCGCCTGGACTCCATTGCAGTCCCCCCGGATCTTGTTCTCCTCGATGAGGCGCACCACGCCACCGCAGGCAGCTGGCTGCGCGTCCTCCAGCACTGGCCGGACGCTTTGCGCCTTGGAGTCACCGCCACCCCCGTTCGTCTGTGCGGTCGCGGCCTATCGGCAGTCTTTGACCGCCTTGTTCTCGGTCCGTCTGTCGCGGACCTTATCTACACCGGGCATTTGTGCCCGGCGAAAATCTACGCGCCGCCCCAGCGCGCGGATCTCTCAACGCTCCGCAAGCGCGCTGGCGACTACGCCATCGACCAGGCCGCTGACGCCTTGGACCGGCCAACGGTTACCGGCGACGCCATCGAGCACTACCAACGGCTCGCATCCGGCAAGCGCGCCATCGTCTTCTGCTGCAATGTTCAGCACGCCGAGCACGTCGCTGCACAGTTCTGCAGCAACGGCATCGCAGCGGCCACCCTTCTGGGTAGTTCACAGCCAGAGCACCGAGATCGTTTGGTCCAGCAGTTCGCCGCTGGTGATCTGCAGCTGCTGGTGACCGTCGATGTGGTCTCTGAGGGCTTTGATGTCCCCGCCGCCAGCTGCGCCATCCTGCTGCGCCCCACCGCAAGCCTCGGCCTCTACCTCCAGCAGGTTGGTCGGGTGCTCAGGCCGGCCGAGGGCAAGCCCCACGCGGTGATCCTCGATCACGTCGGCAACGTCCACCGGCATGGCTTCCCCGACGACCCGCGCGACTGGTCTCTGGATGATCGCCTCCGCGATGGGCGCGGCGGCAACGGCCAGCCCGCGCCATCAGTGCGCACCTGCACCACCTGCTTCGCTGCCTTCAAGCCAGCGCCCGTCTGCCCCTGCTGCGGCGCACACTGCGCACCCGAACCCAAGCGCCCCATGCGCCAGGTCGATGGTGAGCTGCAGGAGCTGAAGCGCGTCAATGCCCAGCTCCGTGCCAGCGAGCGCAAGCGTGCCCGCACCCTGCCCGAGCTGCTCGCCATCGCCGCACAGCGCGGCTACTCGCCCGGCTGGGCGTATCGCGTCCACAATGCCCGCAGCAGCAGAGCATGACGTGGCCAACGCCGAGACCGACCTGCAGCAGCGCATCCGTCTGGCGCTCGGCACACAGCACGACCTGCGCCTGTTCCGCAACCAAGTCGGTCAGCTGCCTGACCCCCGCACCGGCAGACCCGTCCAGTTCGGCCTCGCACGCGGCTCCGCAGATCTCATCGGCTGGCGCACCGTGACCATCACCCCCGACATGGTTGGCCAGCGCGTGGCCGTGTTCACCTCCATCGAGGTCAAGACCACCACCGGCCGCCTCACGCCCGCTCAGCACAACTGGCTCGGTGTCGTCCGAGGCGCTGGTGGCATCGCCGGCGTGGCGCGATCCGTGCCGGATGCTTTGAGAATTGTCACACCAACCTGTCCAACCTCCTAACCTCACGGCACACTTTGCCAGCAACTCCACGAGGCACCGATGCCTGCGCTCACAGATCAGCTCGCCCTGCTCCCAGATGACTGGGCACTCGTCGCTGTCGGCAACGACAAACGCCCCTACCAGCCCGAGTGGCAGAAGCACCCCCTCACCAAGACGCAGGTGGAGCGTGAGCTGCAGGCTGGTCGTGCCGTAGCCATCGGCGTGCTCGCTGGTCCACCGTCCGGTGGTCTGCTGTTCGTCGACCACGATGGCCTCGGCGCCTCCGAGGTGCTCACCAACCTCGGCACATCCCTGCGCGATCTCCCCAAATCCTGGGCGGTCACATCTGGCCGTGATGGTCGCCTCCAGATCATCTACAGCGTGCCCCGTGGCTTCTGGGAGCAGATCAAGACCACCAAGCTCAAGTCCTCCGTTAAGGGCGAGCAGCTGGAGCTGCGGTGGACCGGCTGCCAGTCCGTTGTCATCGGCAAGCACCCCATCACCGGCGCCTACCGCTGGCTCAAAGGCCGCGCACCCGGTGACCTGCCCCTCGCTGAGGCGCCATCGGTGCTGCTGCAGCAGATGATGCGCGGTCCTGAGATCCCCCCGCTCATCCACACGCCCAACCCCACCGAGGACGCAGACCGCGCACGCGCCTACCTCGACAACATCCCTACATCCCTATCCGACGACTACGACGAGTGGGTCAAGGTCGGCATGGCGCTGCACAGCGTGGGTGATGACAGCCTGCTCGCTGACTGGATCCAGTGGTCAGCAGGCTCCGGCAAGTTCAAGGCCGGCGAGTGCGAGCACAAGTGGTCGACCTTCAAGGCCGACACCGGCGGCGTTGGCCTCGGCAGCCTCTACCACCTCGCAGGTGGCATCTCCCCACGCCAGGTGGCCGTTAATGCCCTGAAGGCTGCGCTGGGTGACACGCACCCCAAGGCCGCAGCCATCGAGGCATCATCCGGCGGCAAAGCGCTCAAGCTGGAGGCCGATGAGCTGCTTACCCTAATACGCCAACAGCTCGGTGATCGCCTCCGGTACAACATCTACACCCAGAACATCGAGCTGGACGCACAGCCCATCCAGAGCCTGGAGCACTACTACCTCCAGTTCGCGCAGATGGGCATCAAGGTGTCCAAGGAGCTGGCCGCTGACGCCATCGTCTATGTGGCGCAGGCCAATCGCTTCGACCCCGTTCGGGAGTACCTCGACCGCATCGCAGAGGAGGTCCCGCCGGTTTCCATCGACCACCTCGCCAGCGCCTACCTGCGCCCCGGTGACACCCCCGGCACCCTCTACGACGCCATGCTGCGCGCCACGCTCATCGCAGCCGTGCGCCGCATCTACGAGCCCGGCAGCAAGCACGACTCGGCCTGTGTGCTCATGGGAGCGCAAGGTTGCGGCAAGTCCACCTTCTGGCGGAACCTCGGCGGCGTGTTCTTCTCCGATGCCCTGCGTGATGTATCCAGCAAGGACGACCTAATGGTCCTTCATCGCTCCTGGATCATGGAGTGGGCAGAGCTGGATCACATCACCGGCAGGCGCCATGCAGGCCAGGTGAAGGCGTTCCTCTCCCAGCAGACCGACACCTTCCGCGTGCCCTACGGCAAGGCCACCGAGGACTTCCCCCGGCGCTGCATCATCGTGGGATCCACCAACCGCGACAGCGGCTTCCTGGTGGATGACACCGGCAACAGGCGCTTCTGGGTGGTGCCCGTCACCGCTGCACCCCACATCGCCGTCGATGGCCTGCTGCTGGAGCGTGACGCCATCTGGTCCGCTGCGGTCCACGCCTATCGGGCTGGCGAGGCCAACCACCTACCCCGCGAGCTGGAGATGCAGGTCGAGGCGGAGAACGAGAGCTATCTGGTTTCCAACCCATGGCAGTCGGCGGTGCAGGCGTACCTGACGCGGCGCGTGAGCATCGAGCCGATCACCACCGAGGAGGTGTTGACCAACGCGATCCAGAAGCCGCTGGAGCGCCAAACAAGGGGGGATCAGATGCAGGTCGCATCTATTCTCAAGGATCTCGGCTGCGACAAGTATCGGGACTGCACTGGCGGAAAACGCCGCTGGGTGTACCGACTCCCAACCTCGCCAAAATAGGTTGGGCACGAAAAATCCGCGCCCCGCAAGGGGTCTCCCTATCTCCTAACCTCCCTACTTCTAAGAAAGAGTATAAATAAAGTAGTAGAGAGGGGGTAATACCCCCCTTTTGGGGAAGGTCTGAGGTCGGGATAGGTTGGGCACAGGCTTCACGCCTTCTCGATGGACCTGCCGGGCTGGCGCCCCTACCCTTGGCACATGGCCACGCTCACCCTCGACATCCGCTCGGAGCTGCCCAAGGCCATCCGCTGGACGGATGCCATGACCAAGCAGCTGCCGTGGGCTATTGCCAAGGCGATGACCGAAAGTGCCAAGAAGGCGCAGGTGGCACTCAAGGCGCAGACCCCGCGCTATGTGGACCGGCCTACCCCTTTCACGATGAACAGCACGTTTGTGCGGTACGCCAGCCCCAAAAAGCTGGAGGCATGGGTGGGCTTCAAGGACTTCGCCTCTAAGGGCACTCCAGCAGCCAAATACCTGCAGGCCATGGCAGGTGGTGGTGTGCGCCGTCAGAAAGCCTCTGAGCGCCAGCTGACGGCCGCTGGCGTGCTCCCTGCTGGTAGCTTCATTGTGCCCACAGGTGTGACGCCGCTCAGGCTCAACCAGTACGGCAACCTGACAGGTGGCACCTACACCCAAGTGCTCAGCCGCCTCAAAGGTCTTGGTGAGCAGGGTTACACCGCCAACGTGTCGGGCTCACGCCGCTCGCAGGCAAAACGCAGTCAGCGCGACTACTTCGTCGGCCGCCCTGGTGGCTTGCCCCTTGGCATCTACGCCCGCTTGGGCAAGCGCCCCAAAAACGGCGGGCTGCCTCGTGGCTTCCACACGGTCTTCTACGTCACGCGCCAGCCGCGCTACCAGCCCACGTTCCCGATCCAGAAGATCCTCGACAGCACGTTCAGCAACACGTTCGGTCCAAACCTGCGCAATGCGCTGGAGCGTGAGCTGGCCTATCAGGCATCGCGTGTGCGTTGACGGGTCCTTGGAAAAAGCAGGGCTGCGGGTGTATGCGAATCGCGCATCTCATCTAGCGTCAGCGCTCAGCGGTACCAAACGGGTCTCAGCGTGAGACAAAAGGGCATGGTTACCCCAGCGGTTCACTGGTTAACTAAGCTCAGTTAACTCAACGCTAGAGCCGAACAACTGAGTGCTCGTCACGTTTTCCGAGTTTGCCGCCATCAAGGGATGTTCTAAGGCGGCCGTCACTGGAGCCATCCGCACCCGCATTGCCGCAGCCGTTGTCGAGAAGGACGGCAAGCGATGGCTGGACCGCGACTTGGCGCTGGAGCTGTGGCGCAAGAACACCAAGGCCACGCACAACGCGAAGGTGAGCCTGCCGGATCCGGTGGAGGTGGAGCTGCCTGCCAGCCCGCGCGAGCTGAAGCGCGCCATCGAGGCGCTGCCGGATGATGCGATCCCTGATCTCAACGAGAGTCGCGCAAGACGCGAGCACTACCAGGCGGAGCTGGCGAAGCTGCAGGTGGCGCAGCAGCGCAAGGAGCTGGTGCCGGCTGAGGAGGTGAAGAAGCAGGCGTTCCAGATTGGACGCAGCGTGCGAGAAGCGCTGAGCAACCTGGCGGACCGGCTGAGCCACCAGCTGGCGGGCGAGACGGACCCTGCGGTGATCCACCAGCTGCTGAGCGATGAGCACCGTGATGCGCTGCTGGCGCTGGTGGAGGTGGAGCGATGAGCGTGTGGCAGACCGCGTTCATGGATGGCTTGCGGCCGGAGCCTCCGCTGACGGTGAGCGCGTGGGCGGACAAGCACCGGCGGCTGAGCAGCAAGGCATCGGCTGAACCTGGACCGTGGCGGACGAATCGGACGCCTTACTTGCGGGAGCCGATGGACTGCCTGAGCACGACCAGCAGCGTGCAGCGGGTGGTGATGATGTTTGCGGCGCAGACGGGCAAGACCGAGAGCGGCAGCAACTGGCTTGGCTATGTGATCGACCACGCGCCGGGTCCGATGCTGCTGGTGCAGCCCACCGTGGAGATGGCCAAGAGGCTGAGCAAGCAGCGACTGGAGAGCCTGATCAGCGAGACGCCGGTGCTGACCGAGAAGATCGCGCCGGCCAGAAGCCGTGACAGCGGAAACACGATGTTCGCCAAGGAATTTCCCGGCGGAATGATGTTGCTGACCGGCAGCAACAGCGCGACGGGTCTGCGCTCGACGCCGTGCCGCTACATCTTCATGGACGAGATCGACGCCTTCCCGGCTGATGTGGATGGCGAGGGCGACCCGGTGAGCCTGGCGGAGAAGCGGGCGACGACATTTGCGCGGCGCAAGATCCTGCTCACCAGCACGCCAACGGTGAAGGACTTCAGCCGGATTGAGGCGGAGTATCTGCGCAGCGATCAGCGTAGGTATTTCTGCCCATGCCCCAGTTGTGGTGCGATGCAATGGCTGAAGTGGCCGCAGCTGAAGTGGGAGAAGAACGACCCGGCCACGGCGGTCTACGAGTGCGAGCACTGCCGCGAGCGGTTCGCTGAGATCCACAAGCCGGCGCTGCTGCGGGAGGGCGAGTGGCGGGCGACAGCACCGAGCGATGGCAAGACTGCGGGCTTCCAGCTGAGCGGGCTCTATTCGCCGCTGGGCTGGCTGAGCTGGGCGGACATGGTGGACGACTTCCTGCGGGCAAAGGCTGATGCGCCGATGCTGAAGTCGTTCGTTAACACCCGGCTGGCAGAGACGTGGGAGGAGGACTTCGCCAGCAAGGTGAGCGCCGATGCGCTGCTGCAGCGGTGTGAGCCCTATGCGGCGGGTGTGCTGCCGGAGGGCGCGCTGGCGGTGACCATCGGCGTGGACGTGCAGGGCGGCGGTGGATCCGCTGGTGACCGCTTGGCGGTGAGCGTGTGGGCGTGGGGTCGGGACGAGGAAGGCTGGCTGATCGACCACCAGGAGATCGCGGGCGACCCGTGCCGGCCGGAGGTGTGGAAGCAGCTGGACGTGTTGGTGCTGCATGAATGGGAGCACGCTGGCGGCGGCAAGCTGCGTGCGGATGTGATCTGCGTGGACAGCGGCGGCCACGCAACAGCGGAGACCTACCAGTACGCCAGGGAACGACAGGGCGTGGGCGTGATCGCCATCAAGGGTCAGAGCCAGCGGGGCAAGCCACCCATTGGCAAACCGACCAAGGTGGACATCAACGCGAAGGGGCAGACGCTAAAGCGCGGCGCGCTGGTGTTCCCGGTCGGTGGTGACACGATCAAGACCACGCTGTTCGGGAGGCTGAAGCACAACGAGCCGGGACCGGGCTACCTGCACTTCCACGCGCAGACGGGTGCGGAGTATTTCGAGCAGCTGACTGCGGAGAAGCAGGCGCTGCGGTATGTGAAAGGCTTTCCAGTGAGGGAGTGGGTGAAGAAACCGAGCGCACGGAACGAGGCGCTGGACTGCATGGTCTACGCATACGCGGCGTTAAATCGGCTGTATCAGCGGTACGACCGGAGAACAATCTGGGACCAGCTGGAGAAGCGCCTGCAGAATGGAGATGCTGAGCCACGCAAGCCGCGCCTAAGATCAGGGGGAGCCGGAGCGTCGGCGTTCGTCAACAGCTGGTGAGGCCGTGAACTTCCCTGCGCGGATTACTGAAGGCGATACGGTCAAGTGGCGCGACGATGCCAGCACGGATGTGTTCGGCAATGCGATCAGCAGCCAGACCGGCTGGACGCTGACCTACTACTTCCGCTTCAACCGCAACAACCACGGCGCCACGGCGGTGGGCTCGGCCTATGGGCAGGGCTGGCAGTTCAGCCTGACGGCTGCGACGACCGAGGGCTTCCACGCGGATGACACCGGCTACTGGCAGGCGGTGGCCACCAAGGCGGGCGAGACGGTCACGCTGGGCGCCGGGCAGTTCGAGATCGACGCCAACCTGGCCTATGTCGGCACGCCGGCAGCGGTCGACAACCGCAGCCAGGCGCAAAAAGATCTCGATGCGGTGCAGGCTGCGATCCGCGCGATGATTTCGGGCGGTGCTGTTGCTGAGTACAGCATCGGCAGCCGGCGGCTGAAGAAGATGGAGATGGCCGACCTGTTGACGCTGGAAAGTAGCCTTAAGGCTGAGGTGAAGCGTGAGCAGAAGGCGGCCATGATCGCCAACGGCCTTGGCAATCCTCACAATCTGTTCGTGAGGTTCTGATGGGCGTCCGTTCTGCACTGCGCGAGCTGTTCCGCCGCACGCCGGAGACGCTGCCAGCACCACGCCGGCGGATGTATGAGGGCGCGAAGGTTAGCCGCCTGACGAGCGACTGGGTGACGGCTGGCACCAGCGCCGATGCGGAGATCAAGGGCAGCCTGCCCCGGCTGCGCAACCGCTCGCGCCAGCTGGTCCGCGACAACGACTACGCACGGCAAGCGATCCGTGCGGTGAAGAACAACGTGATCGGCACCGGCATCAGGATGCAGGCGCAGGTGCGGATGCAGCGCGGCGGCGGACGGCTGGATCAGGCGGTGAACGATGCGATTGAGAACGCCTGGGCGATGTGGGGGCGCAAGGACAGCTGCCACACCGCTGGCCGGCTGAGCTTCAGCGACATCGAACGACTTCTCGTGGGGTCGATGGCCGAGAGCGGCGAGGTGTTCGTGCGGATGGTGCGCCAGCCGTTCGGGCGCAGCAAGGTGCCGTTCTCGCTGGAGATCATCGAGAGCGACCTGCTGGACGACACCTACACCGGCGGCAGCACGGTCGAGGGCAACGAGTGGCGGATGGGCGTGGAGCTGGACCGCTGGGGGCGCCCGGTGCGGTATGCGTTCCTGACCAAGCACCCCGGCGATAGCGGAGTGGGCGGGATGCCGGTGAGCGCCCCGCGTCATCGGTTTGTGCAGGCCGATGAGGTGGTTCATCTTTACCTGATGGAGCGCCCCGGCCAGACCCGTGGCGTGCCGATGCTGGCCAGCGCCATCCAGCGGCTGCACATGGTGGCCGGCTACGAGCAGGCCGAGGTGGTGCGGGCACGCGCCAGCAGCGCGCTGATGGGCTTCATCACCAGCCCCGAGGGCGAGCTGATGGGTGACGAGGTGGTGGACGGCGAGCGGGTGAGCAACTTCGAGCCGGGCGTGTTCAAGTACCTGGCGCCGGGCGAGAGCGTGACGGTGCCGCAGCTCGATGCGCCTGACGGCCAGCTGGAGCCGTTCATGCGGGCGATGCTGCGCGCGATGGCCGCCGGTGTGGGCTGCAGCTACGAGACCATCAGCCGCGACTTCAGCCAGACCAACTACAGCAGCAGCCGGCTGTCGCTGCTGGAGGACCGCGAGAACTGGAAGGCGCTGCAGCACTTCATGATCGAGAACTTTCACCGGCCGGTGTTTGAGGCATGGCTGGAGATGGCGGTGCTGAGCGGTGTGCTGAACCTGCCGGCCTACGAGACCGACCCCGAGCGCTACCGCCAGGTGCGGTGGATGCCTCGCGGCTGGGCGTGGGTGGATCCGGCCAAGGAGGTGGACGCCTACAAGGAGGCGGTGCGCTGCGGGTTCAAGACGCAGGCCGACGTGGTGGCCGAGCAAGGCGGCGACCTGGAGGAGCTGCTGCTGGCGCGCAAGGCCGAGGTGGATCGCGCGGACGAGCTGGAGCTGTATTTCGACAGCAACCCCGAGCACGAGCACGAGGCTGCTGAGGCGCCTGAAGTGGAACTGCCTGAACCGACCGATAATGTGGAAGACAACGTTGATGCAGAGGACAGCGATGGACCTATCGCGTGACCTTGAAGGGCAACTGCTGAAGCGCTCTGAGGTTGCTGACTTCACGGTCAGCGAGGACGAGCGCAGCATCGAGTTCCCGTTCTCCAGCGAGTACCCCGTGGCTCGCTACTTCGGCAACGAGGTGCTGCAGCACGATGTGCGCAGCGCCGACCTGAGCCGCCTGAACGATGCAGCGCCGCTGCTGTTCAACCACGACCCCAACAAGGTGATCGGCGTGGTCGAGCGCGCCTGGATCGACGGGCAGAAAAAGCGTGGCTATGCCACGGTGAAGTTCAGCCGCAACGCCTTTGCGCAAGAGGTGCTGGCGGACGTGAGGGATGGCGTTCTTCGGAACGTATCCTTCGGCTACGCAATCAACGAAATGGAGCAAAGAGGTAGCGGCGACTTCGTTGCTACCAGCTGGGCTCCTTACGAGATCAGCGTGGTTAGCATACCTGCAGACCCCACTGTGGGTATGGGTCGGTCACTTGAGACCGATCCTGCGGCCACAGCCGCATCACCAACCCCCGAAACAGAACCCGAGGTTCCGATGGAAAACACCCCCGATCTGACGGCGGTGCGGGCTGAAGCGGCTGCTGAAGCTGCCAAAGCCGAGCGCGCCCGCATTGCTGGCATCACTGCCCTGACCGAGAAGCACAACATGGCCGATCTTGGCCGTCAGCTGATCGAAGGCGGCCGCAGCCTGGACGAGGCTCGCGCTGTTGTCCTTGACAAGCTGGGCGCCAAGCCGGTTGAGACCGTGGCTCCTGTCGAGATGGCCGCCGAGGAGCGTGCCGGTTACAGCATCACCGCTGGTATCCGCGCCATGCTGACCGGCGACTGGTCCAGCCGTGAGGCCGGCCTGGTGCGCGAGCTGAGCAAGGAAGTGGAGAAGTCCGGTGTGGCCAAGACCACCGAGCGCTCCTTCTTCGTGCCGTTCGCTGCCCTGAGCCAGCGCGCCACCTATGTGACCTCGGGTGCCTCCACCGGCGGCAACCTGGTTGCCACCGATCTGCTGGCCGATGACTTCATCGAGTTCCTGCGGAACAACGCTGTGATGCTGCAGCTGGGCGTGCGCACCATGCCTGGCCTCGTGGGCAACGTGGCGATCCCCCGCCGCTCCGGTGTGGCTTCGACCTACTACCTGAGCACCCAGACCACCGCGATCACCCAGTCGGAGAGCACCTTCGACCAGGTGACCATGAGCCCGAAGAACCTGGCAGCCCTGTCGAAATACTCCAGGCAGACCCTGCTGCAGGGCACCCCTGGCATCGAGGAGCTGGTGCGTCGCGACCTGACCGATGGCATCAACCTGGCCATCGACCTGGGCATCCTGAACGGCTCCGGCTCCAGCGGCCAGCCCACCGGCATCCTGCAGACCTCCGGCATCGGCTCGGTGGCTATGGGCACCAACGGTGGTGCTGTGACCCTGGAGAAGGTGGTGGATCTTGAGTCCGCCGTGCTGCAGGTGAACGGTGCTGTGAACCCCAATAGCGTGGCCTACCTGACCAACTACAAGGTGCTGGCTGCCCTGAAGAAGCTTCGCGCCGGTGGTTCCACCTCTGGCGATGGTCCCTTCCTGTTCAACACCGACATGGCCGGCCTCGGCCGTGGTCCTACCCCTGCGAACCTGAACGGCTACCCTCTGGCCGTCAGCAACCAAGTGCCCAGCAACCTGACCAAGGGTTCCAGCAGCGGCGTGTGCTCCGCTCTGCTGATGGGTGACTTCTCGCAGGCCATGGTTGGCTTCTGGGGCAACGGCCTCGAAATCACCGTGGGCGAGGACCAGGACGACTTCAGCAAGGCTCTGACCAGCGTTCGCGGCATCGTCACATACGATGTGGCCGTGCGCGATCCCAAGAGCTTCGCAGCCATCCTGGACGTGACCACCTGATAGGAGCCGGGGGCGGGCAACCGCCCCCCTTTTTTTCGATGAAGGTTCTGATCGCAAGCGACTGCGCCGCACGCGGCAAATACTTGGAGGCCGGCAAGGTCTACGAGCTGGACAGCGACGTGGCTGGCGAGCTGCTGCGCATGGGTCGCGCTGTGGAGGCGCCGGCGGAGGAGCCCAAGCCGCGCACGCGCAAGGCCAAGGCGGAGGCCGCCAATGGCGCTGACTGAAGACCTGGCTGTATTCCTAAACGACTTCGGCGTCAGCTGTACGGCTGGCGCCATTTCGGCATTGGGCATTCTCGACATGCCCACGCAGGTGCTGGCGGGCGAGATGGTGCTGAGCACTGACTACACGCTGACGGCGCGCTTTGCGGACTTCGGTGGGCTGGTCTACGGCGACAGCATCACGGTGGCTGGCGTGAACTACCAGGTGCGTGAGACGCGCCAGCTTGACGATGGTGCTTTTGTAGAGATCGGGCTGCAGAAGGTATGACCACCCGCCGCGAGACAATTCTGGCCGCTGTCCGCACGGCGCTCACCAACACCACCGGCGTTGGCACGCGGATCTACCGCAGCCGGGTGGAGCCGATGGCACGCGCAGAAAGCCCGGCCATCGTGATCGAGCCGGTTAGCGATACAGCCGCGCAGAACACCAGCCTGCCCATGCTGGACTGGAGCCTGACGGTGCGCATCAGCGTGATTGTGCGCGGCGCCATCCCGGACCAGCTGGCCGATCCAACGGTGGAGAGCCTGCACAGCAAGCTGATGGCAGACTTGACGCTGGGCGGCCGGGCAATCGACATTCAGCCGCAGGCCGTAAATTTTGAGCTGGTCGAAGCAGATCAGCCGGCTGGTGTGATCAGCTGCGATTACCTGATCCGATACCGCACCAACGTTTCTAATCTGGCTACAGGATGATGGCTACGATGGACGAGTATCAAGGCCAGGGCGGGACCTACCTCCTGGATCCCAAAACCGGCAAACGCAAGCTCATTGAGCGCACCGAGCCGGCCACCTTCTCCGAACCCCAACAAGAGGTAACGAGCAATGCCGCTCCTGAGCCGCAAACGCCTGATCCTGGCGAAGTCTGAAGCCACCTACGGCACGGACCCCACCCCCACGGGTGCGGCCAATGCCATCCTGGTGCGCAACCTTGAGATCACCCCGCTGCAGGCGGAGACCGTCTCCCGTGACCTGATCCGCCCCTACCTGGGCGTCAGCGACCAGCTGCTAGCGCAGACCCGCGTCGAGGTGACCTTTGAGGTGGAGCTGGCCGGCTCCGGTGCTGCTGGCACCGCCCCGGCTTACGGTCCGGTGCTGAAAGCCTGCGGTCTCTCCGAGACCGTGGTGGCCACCACCAGCGTGACCTACGCGCCGGTGAGCGCCAGCTTCAGCAGCTGCACCATCTACTTCCACAACGACGGCATCCGCCACAAGGTGACCGGCTGCCGTGGCACTTGGAGCGTCAGCGCGGAGGTGGGCGCCATCCCGTTCATCACCTTCACGATGACCGGCATCTACAACGCCCCGACCGATGAGGCGCTGCCCAGCCCCACCTATGCCAACCAGGCTGCACCGCTGATCTTCAAGAACGGCAACACCAGCAACTTCTCGATCTTCAGCTACAGCGGCTGCCTGCAGTCCCTGAACCTCGACCTGGCAAACGAGATCGTCTACCGCGAGCTGGTGGGCTGCACCAAGGAGGTGCTGATTACCAACCGCGCACCCAGCGGCACCGTGGTGATCGAGGCGCCCAGCATCGCCACCAAGGACTTCTTCACGATTGCCAACGGTTCCAGCACTGGCAGCATCACCTTCCAGCACGGTGCCACAGCTGGCAACATCGTGACGTTCACCACCGCTCAGTCCGACATCGGCAGCCCGACCTACTCTGACCAGGACGGGATCCAGATGCTGAACCTGCCCTACCTGGCCATTCCAACCAGCGCGGGCAACGACGAACTGAGCCTGGCCTTCACCTGATCTAGGAGCCTCCTGCATGGCGTTTGTTCTCAAGCAGTCCGACACCTACAGCTGGCCGGTCACTTTCGACATCCCCGTCGACGGTGGCCGCCACGAACGGCAAACATTCGACGGTGAGTTCAAGCGCCTTCCGCAGAGCCGGATCCGGGAGATCGGCCAGCAGATCGAGGCCGGCGATGTGACCGATGCAGCGATTGCTACGGAGGTGCTCGTCGGCTGGTCTGGTGTCACCGATGACCAGGGCAAGGAGGTGCCGTTTAGCCAGAAGGCACTGGAGCAGATGCTGGATGTGCCGCTGCTCGCCACCTCGGTGGTGATGGCCTACTTCACCAGCCTGCAGGGAGCCAAGCGAAAAAACTGATTGAGGCCGCTGAGCACTGGGCTAGCGGCGGCATCAGGGACGACAGCCAGGAAGACGCAGCAGCGCTGGGTGTGGCGCTGCCGGAGCAGAAGGCAGAGGACGACTTTGAGGTGTGGGAGGAGAACTGGCCGGTGGTGGGTCTATTCCTGCGAGCGCAGACACAGTGGCGCACCACGATGAATGGCGTGCTTGGCCTCGACTATGGCGCCGTAGCGTGGCTCCTTAGACTGTATGAAGTGGAGGATCAGCGCTCCATGTTCGAGGACCTGCAGGTGATGGAGGCCGCAGCCATGGCAGCGCTCAACGAGCGGAGCGACTGAGATGGCGATGAACATGGACGCCATGCTCCGCATCAAGGCGGACGTTCAGGGCGAGAACAACATCCGCCGGCTGGGCAACTCCATGCAGGGGCTGCAGGGGCAGGTGAAAAACGCCTCGATGGCGGTCAGCGGCCTTGGCATGGCGTTCCGTGGCCTTGGCGCTGCGCTGGCCGTGGGCGGCTTTGCAACGGCCATCAAAGGCGCCGTGGACCTGGCTGACAACATGCGCGACCTGTCGCAGCGCACGGGCGTCAGCGTCGAGACGCTTGGGCAGTTCAAGGTGGCCGCCGAGCTGTCGGGCAGCAGCTTGGAGGGCGTGGCGAAGGGGCTGGGCTTCCTGAACAGGAACATGGTGGCAGCCGCCACCGGCACCAAGGCCGCTGCGGCTGCGTTCAGAACGGTGGGTGTGGCCATTACTGATAGCACTGGCCAGCTGCGCAGCGCGGACCAGGTGTTCCTCGATGTGGCTGACAAGTTTGCGCAGATGCGCGATGGTCCCGAGAAGGCTGCGCTGGCCGTCAAGCTGTTTGGCAAGGCTGGCGCGGAGCTGATCCCGATCCTGAACCTGGGCAGCAAGGAGATCGAGAAGTTCGGGCTCGGCATCGGCAGCAACTTTGCCAACCAGGCTGATGCGTTCAACGACCGGCTCGGGCTGATGAAGGCGCAGCTGACGGTCTTGACGGTTCAGGTTGGCTCGGCACTGCTGCCGGTCATGAACCTGCTGCTTGATGCTGTCGTGAAGGGCGTGCAGCTGTTCGGCAAGTTCATTGCCGAGATCTACAAGAGCATCGGCGGCATTGCTGGCCTGCAGCAGGTGGTGGCCAGCCTCACCAAGGCCATGGTGGTGCTCGGCGGCGTGACTGCCGGCGTGTTTGTCGCAACCAACATCACCACCTTCGCCAATGCGCTGCGCGGCGTGGTGGGCGTGATGCGCACGCTGGTGTCGCTGGAGCGCGCCATGCTGGCGATTGAGACCGCACGCGCTGCGGTGGTCGGCCTGATCGCTGGCGTCAAGTCCGGCAAGACCCCGGCATCCGCCATCATCGGCGGCGTTGTTGGTGGCGGCCTGGCGGCTGGTGCGCTGGGCGTGGGCATCAGCAAGCTGATCGACGACATCACCAAGCGCATCAGCGTCGGCATCCAAGGCGCCTTCAACGATGGGCGTGGCCTGCCTGAGATCAACATCAACGGTGGCCTCACGCCCGACCTCGGCGGCCTCAGCGGCAGCGATGGCGCCAAGGCGGTCAAGGACAAGGCCAGGCAAACGCGCGAGGCGGTGGAGGCATCCCGAAACGCGCTGGCGCAATCCCGCGCCGAGCTGGCGATCCTGCGCGAGGCCGACCCGATCAGGAAGATCCAGCTGGAGTACCAAGAGAAACGCCGAGCGCTGATCGCGGCGACGACGCTAGAGCTGTCGCGTGAACTGCCCATCGAGCAGCAGGCCAACATCCAGCGCAAGCGCAATGTCGACCTAGATAAGCTGGAGGTGGAGGAGAAGAAGGCGCTGGCCGACGCCTACAAGGAGCTGGGCGACGCGGCCTACGAGGCGGCGCTGAAGACAACGCAGTGGGGCTCAGCAGCTGAAGCGGCCAACACTGCCATGGCTGGCTTCCGCGATGGCATCAGCAGCTACCTGGAGAGCATCGGCACGCTGGGCGAAGGCATCAGCAGCATTACGCAGAACGCCTTTAAGGGTCTGGAGGATGCCATTGTCTCGCTGACCACCACCGGCACCTTCAACTTCCGGCAGTTTGCGCTGTCGGTCGTTGAGGAGATGACGCGGATGGTCACGCGGCTGCTGATCATCGCGCCGATCCTGCAGGCGATCCAGAGCCTCATCCCCGGCGGTGGCATCGGCGCCAGCTTTCCCAGCGGCGCTGGCCTGCTGTCCAAGGGCAAGCTGTTCTCGGGCGGCATCTTCGGCAACGGCGCAGCCTTCGACCGCGCTGGCATCCAGGCATTCGCCATGGGCGGCGTGGTCAACCGCCCCACCATCTTCCCCTTCGCCAACGGTGGCGCCGGCCGCCTCGGTCTGATGGGGGAGGCCGGACCTGAAGCGATCATTCCGCTGAAGCGTGGCGCGGACGGCAAGCTGGGCGTGGCGGGTGGCGGCAGCACCAGCGTGACCGTGAACGTCGATGCCAAGGGCACCAGCGTGCAGGGTGATGGCGGTCGCGGCGAACAGCTCGCGCGCGTGGTGGCACAGGCAGTGCAGGCAGAATTGATCAGGCAGAAACGGCCTGGCGGCCTGATGGCGGCGTAACCATGGCGACCTTCACCTACACCCCCAGCTTTGAGGCCACCGAGAGCAGCAAGCCTCGGGCGCGCAAGTTTCAGGCGGGCGATGGCTACGAGCAGCGCATCCGCTTTGGCCTGCACACTGACCCGAAGGAGTGGAGCCTGACCTTCGCCAATCGGGACGACACCGAGCGCGACAACATCCTCACCTTTTTGGAAGCACGCGCTGGCGTAGAGAGCTTCGACTGGACGCCGCCGCGCGGCACTGCTGGCAAGTATGTCTGCGAGGAGTGGCAGACCACGCTCAGCAGCTGCAACAACAACCAGATCCAAGCCACCTTCCGCGAGGTGTTTGAGCCCTAATGGCTGTCCCCGTCTCAGACCTACAGGCGATTGCGCCCAGCTCGGTGATCGAGCTGTTTGAGCTGCAGCTGAACACCACGCAGCACGGCGTCAGCGACACCTACCGCTTCCACGCTGGCACCAGTCTCAACAGCAACGGTGAGGTGGTGTGGAACGCCAACAGCTACCTGCGCTTCCCCGTCGAGGCCGATGGCTTTGAGTACAGCGGCAAGGGCACTCTGCCCCGCCCGAAAATCCGTTGCAGCAACATCCTGAGCACCATCACGGCGATCATCGCCACGCTGCCCAACGGCCTGGAGGGCGCCAAGGTGACGCGCATCCGCACGCTGGCGCGCTATCTCGACGCGGTGAACTTTCCCGGCAGCGTCAACCCCTACGGCACACCAGACCCGACCGCTGAGTTCCCGCGCGAGGTCTACTACGTTGACCGGAAGGTCGCTGAAACCCGCGATGTGGTCGAGTTTGAGCTGGCGGCCGCCTTTGACCTGGCGGGCGTCAGGGCGCCAAAACGCCAGTGCGTGAGCAACATCTGCCAGTGGGTCTACAAATCAGCGGAGTGCGGCTACACGCCGGTGGCCAGCTTCACAGGCACCTACAGCCGCGCGGGCACCACGGTGACGGTGACTGCTACGGCGCACGGGCTGGTCGTGGGCGATCAGGTCTATCTCGACTTCACGAGCGGCCTGGCGGCTGACGGCAGCTACCGGGTGGTCACTGCTGCGGCCAACACCTTCACGGTAACGACAGCTGCCAGCGGCAGCACCAGCGGCAATGTGACAGCAACGCAGTGGTACGACGACGACGACGTGCCAACAACCAGCAGCGCCAGCGATGTTTGCCCCAAGCGGCTGAGCAGCTGCAAAGCACGGTTCGGCACCACATCAGAACTGCCGTTCGGCTCCTTCCCTGGCATCGGAACCTACTTCTCATGACAAGCACCTGGCGCGACGCAGCACTGGAGCACGCAAAGGCCGAGGATCCGCGCGAAGCCTGCGGCCTGGTGGTGGTCATCAAGGGGCGGCGGCGCTACTGGCCATGCACGAACCTGGCGGCCGGCACCGAGCAGTTCATCCTCGACCCGCTGGACTTCGCCGCAGCCGAGGACGCTGGCGAGATCTTCGCGGTGGTCCACAGCCACCCGGTCACCCCGCCGGTGCCCAGCCAGGCGGACCTGGTAGCCATCGAGCGCACCGCGCTGCCTTGGTACATCGTCAACCCTAAGACCGAGCTATGGAGCAGCAAGCTGCTGCCAACGGGCTTTAAGGCGCCGCTAATCGGCCGTGAGTGGGTCTGGGGGCTGACTGACTGCTGGACGCTGACGCGCGACTGGTACGCCGAGCATGGCTTGCAGCTGCTGGACTGGGCGCGGCCGCTGACGCCGGAGGAGTTTGAGGCCGACCCGTTGTTCGACCGCTACTGGAAGGAGGCCGGCTTCCGCGAGCTGGACGAGGACGAGGAGTTGGAGCCTGGCGATGCGGTGCTGATGAGCATCAGCGGACCGGGGCTCAACCACGTCGGCGTCTACATCGGAGACCAGCTGCTGCTGCACCACATCAGGGGCAGGCTCAGCAGCCGTGATCTCTTGGGTGGCTGGCTGCTCAAGTGCGTCGGCCGCCGGCTCCGGCATTACGATGCAGGGAGGCTAGAGCTGACCTGATGCTGCGCACGATCCGCATCTATGGGCGCCTGGCAAAGTTCCTGAAGCGCCGGAAGTTTGAGGCCGAGGTGAGCAGCGCTGCCGAAGCTGTGCGGTTCCTGCTGGCCAACTTTCCGCAGCTGGAGCCCGAGCTGGTGCAGGGGCATTACCGGGTCAGCGTGGGCGACTACGACCTGGCCGAGGACGAGCTGCAGGCACCCGCAGGCCAGCAAGAGATCAAGATCATCCCGGTGGTGGCAGGCGCTGGCGCCGTGGGGCGCATCATCGGCGGCGTGGCATTGCTGGCTGCTGCTGTGTTTATCCCCGGTGCAGCTGCATGGCTTGGACCGACTGCGTTCAGCCTGATTGTTGGCGTGGGCGCCAGCTTGGTGCTCGGCGGCGTGGCGCAGCTGCTGACGCCGGTGCCGACCATGAACACCGGCTCGACCGCTGAGACGGCCAAGGATCCCCGCAAGTCCTACAGCTTTAGCGGCATCCAGAACACCAGCCGTCAAGGGCTGCCGGTGCCCATCGTCTACGGCGAGACACTGGTCGGCTCGGTCGTGATCTCGGCCGGCATCGACACCGAGCAGGTGACGGCATGACCAGGATCGTCGGCGCAGGCGGTGGTGGCGGCGGGTGCTTCCTTGGGCACACGCTGGTGCGCACGCCTGATGGGCTGCGTGCCATCGAAACGCTGCAGCCTGGCGACCAGGTGCTCAGCTTTGACGACCAGGGCGAAGTGCACCAGGCGGAGGTGCTCAAGGTCCACGTCCACGAGAACGAGCGCGTGGTGCGCTACCGGCTCTGGGGCGGTGCGGTGCTCGATGCCACCCCGAACCACTGGGTGCTCAACCAGTTCAACGCCTTCGTGGAGATCGGCACGCTGGGCGCCGACGACTGCCTGGTGGACGAGAACGGCCACCTGCGACCCATCGTTGAGCGCACCGAGCACGGCCGGGGCACCGTCTACAACCTGACGGTCGAAGGGCACCACACCTTCATCGCTGGCGGCATCCGCGTCCATAACGCTGGCTTGGGTCTCGGCATTGCAGGTGCAGGCGGCGGTGGGGGCGGCGGCGGCAAAGGTGGTGGCGGCAGCAGCACGCGCACGCCCACGGAGGCGGCTGACAACCTCAACAGCACGCAATACGCCAACCTGATCGACCTGATCAGCGAGGGCGAGATCCAAGGGCTCAAGGACGGCCACAAGTCGATCTTTATCGACAACACCCCGCTGCAGAACCCGGACAATTCCTACAACTTCCAGAACGTCACCGTCCACACGCGCACCGGCACGCAGAACCAGAGCTACATCCCGATTGCGGCTGAGGTCGAAGACGAGAAAGCCGTCAACGTCACGGTGCAGCAGGCCACCCCGGTGGTGCGCTCGATCACCGACACCAACGTGAACGCGGTGCGCGTCACCATCAACGTGCCGCAGCTGCAGCAGTTCACTGATGCCGGCGACATCGTTGGCACCAGCGTGCAGCTACAGATCGCTGTCTCGTACAACGGCGGCGGCTACACCACGGTGATCGACAACACGATCAGCGGCCGCACGGCTGACGCTTACCAGCGCGACTACCTGGTGAACCTCACCGGCGCCTTCCCGGTGAACATTAGGGTCACGCGGGTGACGGCCGACAGCGGCAGCGCCAAGCTGATGAACGCCTTCAGCTGGCAGAGCTACACCGAGATCGTCTACGCCAAGCTGCGCTACCCCAACAGCGCACTGGTCGGCCTGCGCGTTGACGCCGAGCAGTTCAATTCCATCCCCCGCCGCAGCTACCTAGTGCGCGGCATCAAGGTGGCGATCCCCAGCAACGCCACGGTCGACAGCACCACCGGCAGGCTGATCTATGCGGGCGTGTGGAACGGATCCTTCGGCGCTGCAGCGTGGACGACCGATCCGGCCTGGATCCTCTGGGACCTGCTCACCTCGACCCGCTACGGCTTCGGTGATCACATCCAAGCCGCGCAGCTGGACAAGTGGGCGTTCTTTTCTGCCAGCCAGTACGCCTCGGCGCTGGTGCCTGATGGCTTTGGCGGGCAGGAGCCACGCTTCAGCTGCAACGTCAACATTCAGACCGCTGAGGACGCCTACAAGCTCATCAACGACATGTGCTCGGTGTTCCGGGCCATGCCCTACTGGAGCACCGGCGCACTGACGATCACGCAGGACAAGCCGGGCGATCCGGCCTACCTGTTCACGCTGGCGAACATTTCCGAGGAAGGCTTCAGCTACAGCGGCGGCAGCCTGAAGGGACGGCCAACCGTGGCAGTGGTCAGCTACTTGGACCTAGAGCTGCGCGACATTGCCTACGAGGTGGTGGAGGACCAGGCCGGCATCGCCAAGTACGGCGTGGTGACCAGCGAGATCTCGGCGTTTGCCTGCACCTCACGCGGCCAGGCGCACCGGCTTGGGGAATGGCTGCTCTACTCCGAGAAGTACGAAAGCGAGGTGATCAGCTTTAAGGCCAGCATCGACGCTGGCGTGGTCGTTCGCCCCGGCCAGATCATCCAGGTGGCCGATCCGGTCAAAGCTGGCCAACGGCGTGGTGGGCGCATCCGCTCAGCTACAACCACCAGCGTCACCATTGACGACACCACGGGCGTCACGGCGGGCAACAACAAAACGCTCTCGGTGATCCTGCCGAACGGCACCGTCGAGACCCGCAACATCGCCAGCATCAGCGGCAACGTGATTTCGCTGGCATCAGCGTTCACCACCGCGCCAAACGCCAACAGCGTGTGGATCTATCAGACCGATGACATCCAGACGACGCAGTGGCGGGTGTTGAGCGTCACGGAGGAAGAGCAGGCGCAGTACACCATCACGGCGCTGGCCTACAACTCCAGCAAGTACGCCTACATCGAGCAGGACAGACCGCTGCAGCAGCGCGATGTCACCAACCTGAACGTCCTGCCGGCAGCGCCCACCAACTTGGACCTCAGCGAGGCGCTCTACGAGTACCAGGGGCAGGTTCGCGCCAAGGTGCTCGCCAGCTGGAAGCCGGTGGTCGGCGTCAACCAGTACATCGTCAAATGGCGCAAGGATCTGGCCAACTGGGAAACCGCTGTTGCCAATGGTCCTGACTTTGAGGTGCTCGACATTACGCCGGGCACGTTTGCGTTTGAGATCTACTCACAGCAGGCGGGCTTCAAGATTTCCACCAGCAAACTCACCGGCAGCATCAACGCTCTGGGCAAGACCGCACCGCCGAGCGATGTGGTCAACCTGAACTTCACGGCTGACAAGGACCTGGGCGTCACGCTGACGTGGGATGCCATCCCAGACATCGACGCCGATCAGTACGAGATCCGGCGTGGCACCAACTGGGGCAGCGCCACGCTGGTGACGCAGGTGAAGGCCACCACCTACAAGCTCGGCTATCTGGACGACGGCACCTACACCTACTTGGTAAAGGCCATCGACACCTCGGGCGTCTACAGCACCAACGCCGCAAGCCGGTCGGTCACCATCGCTGGCGCCAATCCCACCACGATCAGCAGCTCGATCCAGAACACCGACTTGGTGCTGTCGTGGACGGTGCCGACGCTTGCCACCTACGCCATCGCCTACTACCGGGTGACGTTCGGCAACAGCTATGCCACCTCGACAGAGCTGGCCAGGACGCAGAGCACCACGTTCACAGTGCCGGTCTCCTGGACCGGCGCACGCACCTTCTGGGTGGCGCCTGTGGACACCGTTGGCAAGTTCACCGACCCGCCCGACAGCGAGGTGGTCACCATCACGGGCGCTGCAGCGCCGACCATCACCACCTCCGTGGGCGGCAGCACCGCCACGCTGAGCTGGACGGCGGTGGCCGGCACCCTGCCGACCGACACCTACGAGATCCGTCAGGGCGCCACCTTCTCGACCGCCACGGTGCTCGCCAACATCACCGGCACCAGCTACACGCTGAAGGCCACCTGGAGTGGCAGCCAGACCTTCTGGGTGGTGGCCAAGGACGCCAACGGCAACTACGGCACGCAAGCCTCGGCGGTGATCACCGTCAATGCGGCAGGCGCACCGGCGCTGGCCTCCAGCTTCTCCGGCCAGAACGTGGTCTTCAGCTGGGCGGCGATCAAGGGCACGCTCGACACCGAGTTCTACCTGCTCAAGCGCGGCGCCACTTGGGGCGCAGGCACCACCGTCGCCACGATCAAGGGCACGGCCTACACGCTGAAGGCGGACTGGAGTGGCACGCAGAAGTTCTGGCTGGCGGCAGTAGACATCAACGGCACCGAGGGCACGCCCGACGACCTTGACGTGATCGTGACCGTGCCATCTGCGCCGACCATCACCCAGCAGGTGATCGACAACAACGTGCTGCTGCGCTGGAACGATGTGACGCAGACGCTGCCGATCCTGAACTACGAGCTGCGCAAGGGTGCGAGCTGGGCAGCTGGCACCGTGATCGGCACCAAGCAGGGCGGCTTCACCACGGTGTTCGAGACCGCATCAGGTACTTACACCTACTGGCTGGCAGGCATCGACTCGGCTGGCAACTACGGCACGCCCGGTAGCGTGAGCGCAGTGGTTAACCAGCCGCCGGACTATGTGCTGCAGTTTGACCAGAACAGCACCTGGGCGGGCGACGAGACCAACATCTACACCGACACGCTGCTGGGGCAGATCGTCAACGTCAACACGACCGAAACCTGGCAGAGCCACTTCACCAGCCGCAGCTACACCAGCCCGCAGGATCAGATCACTGCGGGATACACCTACTACCTGATGCCATCCACCACCACGGCGGCCTACGAGGAGGAGTTCGACTACGGCACCGTGCTAGCCGGCACCAAGGTGAGCGCCACACTGACCAGCAGCAGCGTGGTGGGCACCACGACGATCACGCCGACGATCCGCGTGCGCGGCACCACCAGCACTTCAGCGACCTACTCGCAGACCACCACGACCATCACGGTCACCTCGACCGCGCACGGCCTGGTGGCCGGTGATTACGTCTACCTGGACTTCACCTCAGGCACCGCAACCGACGGCACCTATGTGGTGGCAACGGCGGCCGCCAACAGCTTCACGGTCACCGCAGCAAGCGCGACCACCAGCGGCAACGTGAGCTGGATCAAGTGGACCAGCTACGCCGGCCTCAGTGAGGTGTTCGTCACCCAGTTCCGGTATTTCCGAGTGCGCTACGACTTCGCCAGCGCCGGCGGCAACGACTTGATGCTGCTCACCGCGCTCAACGTGCGGCTCGACTCCAAGCTCCGCAATGACGCAGGCAGTGGCACCGCGAATAGTGGTGACAGCGGCGGGACCACCGTGAACTTCAACGTGGCTTTCGTGGATGTGCAGAGCATCTCGGTGACGCCAGCCTCTACCACTGGCGTGATTGCGGTCTATGATTTCGTTGACGCGCCAAACCCCACGAGCTTCAAGGTGCTCCTGTTCAACACCTCTGGCACACGGGTGAGCGGCGGCTTTAGCTGGAGCGCGAGGGGGGTCTGATGGCTAACTGGTCGAACCCGGTGCTGACGAGCACCTACACCGACTTCATGAACCAGCTGAAGGATCGGGATACCGATCTGGCGCTGCAGTTCGATGGCACCACCAGCACCAACCTCTCCGTTGGCACGATCCGCTGGGACAGCACCGCCAACCGCTGGAAGAAATGGAACGGCAGCAGCTGGGCGGAGCTGGCCGCCACCTACGCGCTCACCGCTCTGAGCACCACCGGCAACGCCACCATTGGCGGCACGCTGTCGGTGACGGGCTCCACGGCGTTGGCCGCAGCGACTGCCACCACGCCGGCCACGGCTGACAACAACACCAACGTCGCCACCACAGCTTTCGTCAAGGCGCAGAGCTACGCCCCCCTGGCTAGCCCCACGCTGACCGGCACACCTGCGGCTCCGACCGCCGCGACCGGAACCAACACCACGCAGATCGCCACTACGGCGTTCGTCAACGCTGAGATCGCCAACGACGCGCTGCTGAAGGCCGGCGGCACCATGACCGGCGCGATCACGCTCTCCGGTGACCCGACCGCAGACCTACACGCTGTCCCCCGCCAGTGGGTGCAAAGCCTGGCGCCGAAGCAGAGCTGCCGGGTGGCGACCACCGCAGCGCTGACGGTGACGGCCACCAGCAGCACGCTCACCAACGCCGGCACGCTGGTTGCCATCAGCATCGACGGCATCGCCCTGTCGGTGGGTGATCGGGTGCTGGTCAAGGATCAGGCCACCACCAACCAGAACGGCATCTACACCGTCACGACGGTCGGCACCGCAGCAGTGGCATGGGTGTTGACCCGCGCCACCGACGCCGACACCTGGAACGATCTGATCGGCGCGCACACGCCGATTGAGCAGGGCACCGTCAACGACGACACCTTCTGGCTGTCAGAGACCGCTCGCGGCGGCACGCTTGGCACCACCGCGATCACCTGGCAGCTGGTCAGCAACGCGCAGCTGGCCGCTGTGGGCAACCTGGCCACCAACGGCCTGATCACCCGCACCGCAGCCAACACGGTCACGGCTCGCTCGATTGCGGTTTCCGGCACCGGCCTGAGCGTAAGCAACGCCGACGGCGTGGCGGGCAACCCGACCGTGACCAGCAACGCCACCAGCGCCAACACGGCAAGCGCCATCGTTGCGCGTGACGCCTCGGGCAACTTCACCGCCGGCACGCTCACGCTGACTGGCCTGACCTTCTCGGGCAACATCGACACCACCAGCACCGGCTACATCGACTTGCCGGCTGGTACGACTGCACAACGCCCCGGCACGCCTAGCTCGGGCATGATCCGGTTCAACAGCAGCCTGACGCAGTTCGAGGGCTACAACGGCACCGCATGGGGACAGCTGGGCGGTGGCGCAACAGGTGGCGGTGCCGACACGGTATTCGTGGAGAATGGCCAAACCGTCACAACGAACTACACTCTGAGCACTGGCAAAAACGCCATGAGCGCTGGGCCGATCACCGTCAACGCCGGCATCACGGTCACGGTGCCATCAGGCGCCAGCTGGGTGATCGTCTAAACCGAAAGGATCATGCCCATCACCATCGACGGAACAGGATCTATCAGCGGGCTCAGCGCAGGCGGACTGCCGGACCTGTCGGTGACGACGGCGGACATCGCTGCTGCAGCGGTCACCGCACCCAAGCTCAGCGGCGCACAGTCGGGCTCAGCGCCAATCTACGCCGCGCGCGCGTGGGTGAACTTCAACGGGACGGGGACGGTGGCGATCAGGGCGTCGGCCAACGTCAGCAGCGTGACGGACGGCGGGACCGGAAACTACACCGTCAATTTCACGACGGCGATGCAGGATGCGGACTACGCCGTGATGGCCACAAGCGGCGATGGATCGACTAACTACCGGATGGTGCATGTAAGCGATGCAACAGCTCCGACCACCTCAGCCGTTGCATTGCGAACCTTGACCCAGAACAGTGGCAACCCAACCGCGACTGACCACAGCCGAGTGTCCGTCGCCATCTTCAGGTAACCCCATGACCACCCAACGCATCATCTACCCAACTTCTGAAGGCGTCGCGGTGATCATCCCGGCGGAGACAGTTGAGCTGGCGCTGAAGGACGTGCCCGAGGGCGTGCCCTACGAGATCGTCACCACCGACGAGATCCCCAGCGACCGCTTCTTCCGTGGCGCTTGGAAGATGGGCGACTGCTGCATCGAGCACGACCTGGAGCGCTGCCGCGAGATCGGTCACCAGCATCGCCGCGCTGCTCGCGCTGAGGAGTTCGCGCCCCACGATGAGGTGATCACCAAGCAGATCCCCGGCGCTGATGCTGCAGCAGCAGAAGAAGCCCGCCAGGCCATCCGCGACAAGTACGCTGCCGTGCAGGATGCCATCGAGGCCGCAGCCAGCCCCGAGGAGATCAAGACCGCCTTGGAGGTGACCCCATGACGATCAGGCTCAACGGCGCTACCTCGGGCTACACCGAGATCGACGCTCCGGCGGTGGCTGGGTCGAACACGCTGGTGCTGCCGACCAGCAACGGTTCAGCCGATCAGGCGCTGGTCACCAACGGCAGCGGCACGCTGAGCTTCGCTGATCGCGGGCGGATGACGCTTGCCACCGCGCAGAACAGCACCAGCGGCACCAGCATCGACTTCACTGGGATCCCAAGCTGGGTGAAGCGGGTGACGGTGATGTTCCAAGGAGTAAGTACGAATGGAACATCCGACTACGTTGCAAGATTAGGAACAGCATCTGGCATTGAATCTACGTCCTACATTGCAAGTAATGGATACACTGCTCAATCTGTTGCAAACACAACCAAAGCGACTGCATGGAGTAGTGGGTTTGGATTGAGTGACACCGTTACCGCCGTTAGCAGTATTCATGGGTTGCTAACTATTTGCAACATTTCCGGCAATTCTTGGGTTGCAAGTTTTATCGGCATTTATGGCAGTGGAAGCATCAATTATGGAGGCGGTTCAAAAACGCTCTCCGGCACCCTCACCCAGCTGCGTATCACTACCGTGAACGGCACCGACACCTTTGACGCCGGGTCGATCAACATCCTGTACGAGGGCTGATCATGAGCACCGTCATCGCATCGAACCTGCAAGCATCCGGCGCCACCGGCACTGCAGCCTTGCTCGCCAGCATCAACGGTGGTCCGATCTCCGGCGCTCGTAACCGCATCATCAACGGCGACATGCGGATCGACCAGCGCAACGCTGGGGCGAGTGTGACGCCTGTGCCCGACGGCTACACCTTGGATCGTTGGTACGTTGCAGAATTAACTGACGGTTCTATCTCAGTTCAACGAGTAGCCGAAGCGCCAGCAACATTTACTAACTCGCTAAAAGTTACAGTTTCAACAGCTGATGCTACGCTTGCGGCAGGGCAAATTACCGAAGTTAAACAAATAATAGAAGGCTTTAATACTGCCGATTTCGGTTTTGGCGCTGCTGGGGCAAGTACTGTAACCCTTTCGTTTTGGGTTAGAAGCAGCGTAACCGGCACGTTTTCAGGCAGCTTGCAAAACGGTGCCTTTAATCGCTCCTACCCATTTAGTTATGCAATCAATCTTGCAAATACTTGGGAGCAAAAATTTATAACCATTGCTGGAGACACGACCGGCACTTGGGTCACCAATAACAACGCTGGTTTGATTCTGGTGTTTTCACTTGGAGCAGGCACGACTTATTCAGGCACTGCTGGTGCATGGGCGGGATCTGATCTACGCGCAGTTACTGGTGCAGTTAATCTCCTCGCCACCGCAAGCGCCACATGGCAGATCACCGGCGTCCAACTTGAAGCCGGCAGCGTCGCCACACCGTTTGAGCGCAGGAGCTACGGGCAGGAGCTGGCGTTGTGTCAGAGGTATTACGAGAAGACCACCAACTTCGCAACTTGCGCTGTTGGGCTTGGGACAAGCTCTAGAGGTTCCGCGTTGCTCTTCAAAGTCGTAAAACGAGCCGCTCCAACAATTACCTACTCTGGCGGAACTGCCTTTAACTCAAGCGGTGGTTCGCTTGCTAGTCCAACATTTGCGGGCAACGTTATAGAGACTGATTTTGCGTCTTTTATGGTCACAAACCATTCGAATGCGGTTCAGATTGGCGCCACCATTGAAGCCTCCATTGAGCTGTAACTCATGAACTACCAACTCACCCAAAGCGACATCATCCTCCGCCTCGCGGACAACGCCTTCATCCCACCCGACCCCGCCAACCGCGATTACGCGGAATACCTGGCTTGGCTGGAGGAGGGCAACACCCCCGAGCCTGCACCCAAGCCCGAGCCCGTCCCCGAGCTGACGCCTGCTGAGAAGCTGGCCGCCGCTGGCCTCACGGTTGACGACCTGAAAGCTCTCCTCGGGATCTGATGGCCGTCCGCAGCAAGACCGGCACCGCACGCATCGACCACCAGCCCGGTCCGCCGAAGACCACGCGCCAAGGGTACGGCCAGCACTCACGACCCCGGCGTCGCGGCCGCAAGCCCCTCCGAGGGCAAGGGCGGTAATGGACCCCCAAACCCGCGAAAACTGGCGACGCATACGCGACACGCTGGAAGCTGCGGGGAGGACCGACAACCACTACTACCGCCGTGCTCTTGCCATCCTCGCCGGGATGCCTGATCCCTTTGATCGTTACGATGGGATCGACGCAGGGCGCTCCGATGGTGGACGAACCTAAATCCGTTGGTGGGCTGTTTGCCGCCTCTCTCCCGGCAGCCCTGGCAGCGGGCATGGTTGCCATCGGAGCGCTGTTGATCTCGATGCAAGTGCAGTCCGCCAGGATCGAAGCCACGCTGGTGCAGATGGCCAAGTCTGTGGATGAGCTGAAGGTTGATGCCCGCGCGCAGCTCGCTGATCTCGATGAGCGGGTGCGCGCTCTTGAAATGCGCCCATAATTAGGAGCACTCACGCATGGATGCCGTGTCCCCGGAAACCGCCGCGATCATCGCCATCATCATTGCCGCCGGCAGCGAGATCATCGCCGTCAGCCCCCTGAAGTCCAACAGCTGGGTCCAGCTGCTGTTCCAGGCCGCCAAGCTCGCCTTTCCCAAGCGCCGCTGACATGACCAACACAGCCCCCATCAAGCTGGAGCAGCTGTTCCGCTTCTACCGGGGGCTGCCGCATCAGGCCGCAGCCATTGAGCAGCTGGAGCAGGATCTGGCACTCAACGGCTACGCGGCCGCCATGCGGCGTGACCGGGCGTGGTTCAACACCTGGAGCCAAGACGGCAAGCAGGTGGACCTGGCTGCAGCTTTGAAGCTCATCAAGTCCTTTGAGGGCTGCCACCTCGACGCCTACCCTGATCCGCTCAGCGGTGGCGCACCGTGGACCATCGGCTACGGCACCACCCGCTACACAGACGGCCGCCCCGTCCGCAAGGGCGACCGCATCAACATGGTCGAGGCCGACATGCTGCTGCGGCTGGAGGTGGACAAGATCGCCGCGCAGCTCCGCAACACCGTGCCCCACTGGACGGAGATGACCGACGAGCAGAAGTGCGCGCTGATCTCCTTCGCCTACAACTTGGGTTCCGGCTTCTTCGGCGCCAAGGGCTTCGAGACCATCAGCAAGCGGCTGCGCGAGAAGGACTGGGCAGGCGTGCCCGATGCCCTGCTGCTCTACCGCAACCCCGGCACCAACGTGGAGGCCGGCCTGAAGCGGCGCCGCATTGCAGAAGGCGACCTATGGGGTCGTGAGCGGCAGACCACCGGACCCATCGAGGCGATGTTCACGCCTGAGAGCCCCTTCAGCCACAAGCTCACCCCACACATCACCTACGGCGAGTTTGCGCTGAACCAGGAGGCGCGGCGCTTCGATCACCAGTACCAGTGCGACACCGCACTGCGGCTGGCGCAGTTCATGGAAAAGGCGCGCGCGCAGTTCGGCGGCAAGCCGGTGGTGATTACCTCGGGCTATCGCCCCCCAGCCATCAACAAGCTGGTGGGTGGTGCCAGCGGCTCGGAGCACCTCTACGACGGCATCGGCGTGGGTGCGGTGGACTTCTTCATCGACGGCGCTGACATCCACGCGGTGCAGGACTGGTGCGACAAGACCTGGCCTTACAGCTTGGGCTACGGCGCGCCCAAAGGGTTCGTGCATTGCGGGATCCGCAAGGGCAGCCCTAGGGTCCGGTGGAACTACTGACCAGCCTGTGCCGCTGCCTGACTACGAGATCCACGACCTCTGCAAGCGCCACGCAATGGTGGTGCCATTCGACCCCGACCTGGTGAACCCGGCCAGCATCGACGTGCTGCTAGGCGACCGGCTGATGGTGGAGGTGCCAGAGCGCCCCGAGCTGCAGATCGTCGGCATCGCTGGCCACACTGCCGAGGAGCCCTACTGGCTGCAGCCGGGGGAGTTTTGCCTGGCGGAGACCCGCGAGATCTTCAACCTGCCAGACAGCATCGCCGCGCAGTTCGTGCTGAAGTCCAGCCGCGCGCGTGAAGGGCTGGAGCACCTATTGGCCGGCTACTGCGATCCGGGCTGGCATGGCAGCCGCCTGACACTGGAGCTGCAGAACGCTCGCAGGATGCATCCGATTGGCATCTGGCCGGGCATGAAGATCGGGCAGATGGTGTTCCACAAGATGGAGGGCATCCCCGCGCGCAGCTATGCCGTCACGGGGCGCTACTGCAACGACCTGACAGTCACCGCCAGCAAGGGCTAACCTGCCACCGTGGAGAGCCCTGCCCCGGCCATCAGCCAGCCGGGGTTTTTATTTGCGCTGCCACCAGTGCTGCTGCAGCAGTGGCTGCCTCGTCCACCAGGTGCGCGTAGCGGGCGGTGGTGAGCGGGCTGGCGTGCCCCAGCAGCCCACCGATCTGCGGCAGGCTCAGCCCGGCGCTGACGGCCATGCTGGCGTAGCTGTGGCGCAAGTCGTGGACCAGCAGGTTGGTGATCTTGGCCGCAGCCAGCAGCTCCTCCCACAGCTTGTGATACCCCACCAGCGGGTGGTCGCCATCGCCCTGGATGATCCAGTCGCTGTTGGACCGTGCCCGCAGCTGCTGGAATACCTCCAGCGCCGGCGGCGTCAGCTGCACCAGCCGTGGGTGGCCATCGCGGCCGGTCTTGTGGCACTCCGGTGGCACCACCAGCACCCTGCCCTGCAGCCATTCCCAGCGGGCGTCCTTAATCTCCGAGACCCGGCAGCCCGTGAGCAGCAGCAGGCGCACCAGCTGAGCAAAACGCCACCGCACACCGGCCTCAGCGAACCCGTCGAGGGCGGCCAGCAGCCGCTGCAGCTCCTCCCGAGTCAGGTAACGGCGCCGCTTGCGCTCACCGTTGCCCGGCACCTTGGCGCAGGGATTGTCGGCGCGCATCCCCCAGAGGATCGCCAGGTTGAACGCTTTGCGCATGATCGCCAGCGTGCGGTTGGCTTGGGTGCCGCCGATCTTCTCGATCAGGTTGACCACCTGCGTGGTGGTCACCAGCTGGACCTTGGTGCTGCCCAGCGCCGGGATGATGTGGAGGTCCCAAGTGCAGACATACCCCTTGACGGTGCTTGGCCGCAGCTTCGGGTGATGCTTGGCCTTGATGCGCTCGTAGAGGTCCGCCACCGATGGACCACGGCGCAGTTCCTGCCGTGCGCTGGTGGGCGCCTCACCCTTGGCGACGGCGGCCAGCAGCTTGTGCGCTTCCTCCCGCGCCAGCGTGCGGCTGATGGCGGGCAGCCGCCCGATGCGGTGATGCTTCTGCTTGCCGCCCGGCTCCCGCAGCCGCAGGTACCAAGTCTCGACCCCGGTGGGCAGCTTCAGGATGCCAAGGCCGGGCACCTTGGTATCGGGGATCCACTCTCGCTTCATGTTCTCTCCATTCGCGCACCATTCGCGCAGATTTGCGCGAACGGCGGTGACATTGCGCGAACGGCAATGAGAAGGCAAGTGGGAAACAAATGGCCAGATCAGACACTTAGCGAGTTTGCGTGAATTTGCGTGAGCCCGCCAAATACGACTGTTAATCGAATGGTCCCTGGTTCGAGTCCAGGTCGGGGAGCCAAAAACCCCAGCAAAAACAGTGAAATAGCAAAGGCGGCCAGAAGCCGCCCTGCCTGCTATTTGCGCCGTTCGCGCACTATTCGCGCATCGGATGCTTCAGCGGCGCCATCCGCATCCGGTGGATCCGGGCGGGCGCCTCAGCCGGGTCGTCCAGGGGAATCAGGGTGTAGTCGTCGCAGCCGTGCTGCTCTGCGAAGGTGGTGGCAGCGATGTGGGTGGTGAACGGTCCGACGTGCCAGGGACCGATGCGGAGGGCGTAGTTCATGGGTGTGGATGATGAAGGTCGAGAACGCGCTGCAGGGGGATCATGGCCACCTGCGGCACGACGGCGTTGCCTAGGGCTTTGAGACGGTCCACCCGACCGGATAACCCATCATCTCCTCGACGAAGGACGGGTTCAGATAGGTAGCTTTGCCAGTCTGGATTGAGGGATCGCGGAGCATCGCCCCAGCGAGGCCATCGCGGTCGATCTGCGACGGTGGCAGGGTGCTGTTCTTGCTGTCGTTGACCGTTGGGGTCGGCAGTGGCGTCGGCGCACCGGCCGCCCTGGGAAAACCTGCAGCTGCCAGCATCTGCCGGGCTGCACTGCCGCCGTCCAGCCCCTTCGGACCGCCTTGGCTGGTCTGGGCAACGGGCGTGGGCAACAAGCCACCACCGGTCGCGCTGGTGGCAGGCTCCCACAGCACTCGCTGGTACACATGCCCACTCCGCATCAAACCCTGCCTCGGCCAGCTCCCCGAGAACGGTGTCCAGTCCGTTAGCAAGGATCGCTGAGACGTTCTCCAAGACGACGTAGCGGGGTCGTACTGCGCGAACGACACGCATGAGTTCGTAAAAGAGACCGCTCCGAGTGCCTTGTTTGATGCCTGCCTGCTTGCCTGCGGTGCTGATGTCTTGGCAGGGGAAGCCACCGCAAACAACGTCAGCTGCTCCCGCTGCCGGGAAGAAGGTGGTGATGTCTCCATGGATGGGGATGCCGGGGAAGTGCTGGGCAAGGATGCGCTGGCAGTAGGGCTCCCATTCGACAAACTGCACCGTCTGGAAGCCACCAAGCCAGCGGGCAGCAAGCGAGAAGCCGCCGATGCCGCTGAAGGTGTCGATGATGCGCAGCGTCATCAGTAGAGGCGGGCGACCTCAACGTCGCGCATGGTCTTGCGGTCCAGTTTCATCAGCACCACAACAGCATCGGGGCGGTCGGCGTGACCGCGCTCAGCAGCTGCGAGGGCAGCCTTGCGGGTCATCATGCCAGTTTGGGCGATGCCGTTGACTTCAAGGAAGAACATTGGAGAGAAAAGCGGTGAAGGTCCGTGCCTTCGATGTGAGAACTATACACCGCACACAGCGCACCCTGCCCCTGCTGCCGGGTCCGTTCACAAAGCGTCACACAGCCTGATCTGGTCATGCCCGCTACCGTTGGCCAAGCGGCGGCCAGCCCATGCGGGCGTTCTACCTAGAGATTTCCGCCAAGCTCATCATCCGATCTGACACCGACCCCGACGACCTGCCAGCTGACATCTACGCCCACCTGGCCGAGTTCATCCCATCAGACGACGACATCCTCGACATCGAGGTCCAAGCCGTACCCCTGCCGCCGGATCTCAGTGGATCAGACCCACATTGATGAGACGCGCCTGGTCACCCGGCGCTCAGCTCGTGACCAGATACTCCTGCGCTGGGGGTACAAATGCGCCTATTGCAACGATGCGCTCGGCCGGAGCCCCACCCTCGACCATGTGGTGCCCAAGGTCCACGGCGGCCTCACGGTGCCCAGCAATCTCGTGGCCTGCTGCTGGTCGTGCAACTGCTCAAAGTCGCACAAGCCGTGGGTGGACTGGTACCGCCAGCAGCCGTTCTGGTCGGCGCTCGGTGAGTGGGCGATTGCCCAGTGGATCACCGCCGGCTCAGAACATGGTGAGCCAGATGGTGGCGAGCAACATGCCGCCTAACCAAGTCATCCCGAACACGACCACCGGCGGCATCCTCATGGCTTGAGCATCTGGTTCAGGTAGATCTCGGCTTGGAACAGGTCCGAGCTGTACCGGCACACGCCACCCACGCAGCTCCGGTAGTACACCTCACCCTTCTCGGCCGGCAGCAGCGTCTCGATGTAGCCGCCATCGCGGTCGTCGCGGCTGATCACTTCAGGTCCGAACATCACCGCCCCTCCTGCTGGTGGATCCAGGTTTTGAGCCCACTCACATACTCGCGCAGCACCTGCGCCTGCTGGAGGTGCCAGCGGTCGCCGGAGCGGATCCACAGCGTGTTGTGCCGGTCGATGGCCTGCAGCGCCTGGTGGATCAGCACGTTCCACGGCTCGCGCACCGGCGTGTTCCACTCCCGCTTCGACACGGCACCACAGCGGCCGATCTCAGTCTGCCGAGCGGATCGCCGGCTCAAACATCTCGCACCTCGGGGCGTATCGCCCACCACTGCGCTTGGCTTCCGGCAGCGCCAGCGCGCACCGCTGCTGCCGCATGTCCCACTGCAGGCAGTCCCAGCACATCCTGTTGGGTTCCGGCCGCAGCTTGACCACCGCTGCCCTGAAGATCGACTGCGCCCGCAGCAGCGCCTCCTGCAGCTGCACCGTGCCGGTGTCAGCCTCCAGCTGGTGCTCAGCCCGTGGACCGAGCACCACACGCGCGTGCCAGGTTCGATCAGCTCGGCTGCACACCAGCAACAGTCGGCCGGCGTACAGGCTGATCATTCGTCCTCGCCGTAGCTCGGCTGGTGGAAGATCCGCTCCAGCTGCATCGAAGCCGGCTCAGCGTGGCCGTTGGTGACAAAGCTGGCCGTGGCATCGGTCGGATCAGCGGCGACAAGCAACGCCGGGAAGGCGCGCTCCTTCACCACCACCAAGCTGGTGCGTGGGCTGCGGCACAGGATCCTTAGCGCCAGCCGCTCAATCAGTGTCAGTCCTGGAAGATAGAACATTGCTCCAGTTTGGCGATAAGTCGGTTCAGATACCACTCCGCCTTGCGGGCATCTTCCAGGGCATTGCCCTTGCTCCACATGCGGATCATGTACTTGAGCGCCTGCCCCTGCAGGTATGCGGGGACCATGTGCGGCGCATCGCTGATCACCGACTCGATGAAGTCGATGGCCTCGATGGTGCCGACCTGATAGTGCGGCGGGTGGTTGACCAGATCAGGCACGGGGCGTTGCTCCTCTCTTGGGTGTGCGTTCAAGCTCGGCCGCCATCTCAGCAGCTGCGCGCAGCATGGTGCTGAGCGGGATGCCACTGATGCGGCGGTCGGCCATCCAACGGATAGCAAGGCGGTAGCCGTGGCTGGCGTTGCCGTTGCCGATCTGCCGCGCCATTGCAATCTCCTCGTCCGTCACGCGGATGTTGAGCGTGCGGTTGCGGATCCTGGCAGCTATGACCATTTCGCCCCCAGCAGCTGCTGGCGGCACACCTCGATGGCCTGCTGCGCCTGTTTCTCGGTCATCACCGATTCGGTGGCGTCCATGGCCTTGACTACCTTGGCGAACAGCTCGGAGTAGTCGGTGTCCCTGAAGTTGGCCGCAAGATCGCGGGCGAACTCCTCCCACAGGCCGGTATAGGTGCTGCGCAGCGGGTGGCCGTAGGGCAGCTGGTCGCGGCCGCTGTGCTGATAGAGGCTCTCCATCATGTCGGCGCGTTGCTGGTCGAGCTGGTGCGGCTTCATAGGTCGAGGTGTTGGCGAAGGTGGAGCAGCTCAGCGCAGAGCTGTTCGCGGTTTTTGATGCCCACCGTGGCGCGCAGCTGGTCGATGCGGATGTCGATCAGCGTGCGCAGCCGGTGGCGCTCATCCTGCTGCCCTTGGCGGTAGGTGCCGCTGTCGGAAATCAGCTGGTTGATTCTGGCGCGGATGTCGGTCATGGCTCAGCCTGAGTGTTGGGCGTGATGTGGACCAACTCGCTTAATTGATGCAGCGCAGTGCGCGGCACGAAGTAAGCAGCCGGCCTGCCGCCATGGTTTTTTAACCAGTCAGGTCGTTTGGCATCGCAGCCACGGATCCAACCTTGCACTAGGTAGCTGGGGCACCGGCCAGTCACCAACACAAACACAGCTTGGTCGGGGTCATTTGGCCGCACGATCAGGTCCCAGTCGTGGCGGCTGCGAGTGCGGACTTGCAGGCCAGGCAGGTCGTCGCGCTTGAACGAGTCAATGCTTCCGTCCCAGTAAACGTTGAGAGCCTTGGCGACAGCCTGCTCACCGCAGGCGCCTTCAATGTGCTCAGACCACCCATCACCAGCAAAGCCGTGCTGATCCAAGCGGCCTGCTTTGACCGACACTAACTGGCGCAGACGGCCAACTTCGGATGCCATGGCCGCTTCATGCCATGTCAGTTGAATTGGAGTAGTCATGCCACCTCCACCTCGGCGCCCGGCCAGCGCGCTTCGGCGTAGCGGATGGCGTGGCGCTTGGTCTCCGCACGGGTGATCCACGTCAGAGGCTGCGCGCCGGGCTTGTAGACGATCACCTTGAACTCACGGGTGCGGCTGCCGGGTCGAGGCCGGCTGATGCCTTCGCCGTGCTTGCTGGTGGGCTCATCTTCAGCCCACTGCCACGGCAGCATTGCTCCTGCGGGGATGTCAGACATGGCTGTTCGGGTCGGTGACGGTTTCAGGGTTCAGCCATTCGATCTCGGACCACCACTGCAGCCAAGTGTCAGCAGCGATCAGCTTGGCTTCGCAGAGGCTGTGCGCCGTGATGCACTCGATGACGTTGGCGGACTTGATCTGGAAGTAGAAGCGCCGTGGTGCGGTCACTTGCGCACCTCCACATAGGCTTGGTTGCCGCTGTGGGTGGCGCTGGACTGGCTGCCGGCCTCGATGCCGATCATGGCGAACACGGCGGTGACGACCAGCAGGCAGATGGCGTTGTTGATGCGGTTGATCATGGCGTTGATGGAATAAATGGAGAGCCCCGAAGGGCTCAGGCGATTGCAACAAGGCGATCCTTGCCCATCCGCTTTTCCCAGACGCTGCCGTCCTTGTTGGCGAATTGCGCGATCACTTGAGCTTTGGTTTCTTTGGCAAAGCCCACAAAGGTGTGGGTGTAGCCGAAGTTCCAGATGGTCACGTCGCCGGCTTGAAGCTGACCAGCGGGCTTGCCTTTGCAGCGGCCGACGGACTGGATCTGAACGGTGGCGGTGGTCATGGCTGGAGAGCGGTGGGTGTGGCCTCGTCGGCCGTGCGCTAACTATACACCGCAGACGGCGCATCCTGCAAAGGGGTCAGTCACATTTCGCAACACGGTGCCGCAGGTCGGCCTCCAGCGACCGCCGCTCGCTTGCCTCCCGCAGCGCAGCAAGCCGGTCCTTCGGCTCCTGGTGCGTGGCCGTCACTGTCACCGGCGTCCGCAGCACCGGCTTGCGCAGGTGCTCAGCGCTCCAGCCCACCGCATAGTCCGGCACCGCCACCTCGACCGTGAACCACTTGTGCCCGCAGTCCAGGCAGATCCGCTTGCGCATCACCTGG